GGTCGGTTATCCTTGCGACAAAACCCACTGGATCGCGTACTGATTGCTCTTGTGCCTCAACCATGCGCTCGATAAAGTGCCGAGTGGTAGGGGCTCCGCTCTTTTCTGCTACCTGCTTAACGTACTCATGCGCCTCGATGGCCTCCTTGCTGCTCTCGACCACTTTCGTTAGCTTTGCGACTTCTCGACCTTGAGTAGTTAGGTATCCGTCTCGCTCTAGCTCTCTTTTATGCACCACTGACTTTAGATCGGGAGGGAGCTTCTCGAATGCCGCCTTTTCCTCTTTAGTCCATGATGCTGGAGCCTTAACTACCTCGGGTTTCTCATCCTTAGCTACTATAGGTTCCGCCTTTTTCACCTCCTTCGGCGCTACCTTCTCAGTTTTTTCAGCCTCGGGCTTTGTTATGGTCTCTGAGACTACCGGCTTTACCTCTTCCTTAGAGGCATCGTCGCTAAACTCCTTTACGCGAGCTTTTACCACATTCGCAATCTTGTCGTTCAAGCTCTTACTTTCGCTGACCTGTGGCGCCTCTGTAGTGGTCTCTGCCGGTGCGCCTATTTCTATGCCGTCCATACTATGGATTCCTTAAATTGAGTGATTTGACGTGCCTTATGATAGCCTCTCGCATCTTGCTTTGTACTTCCTTCGTGTTATCTCTGTACCGCCGTTCCTTGTCCGGATCTCTACCAGTCCCGGTTTCCTCGAAGCCGCGCGCTTTGGTCTCTGCTCGAAACTTGGACTTGCTGCTAAAATACGCCTTATGCTGCTCATGCTCGTCAAACGCTGGGTGCCATAGGTAGCCCTTGCCTTGCCCGTCGGCGTAGTCGTTGATGATGTGTATCCGTGGGTCGTGCGCAGAATCGCCAACCTCGTACATTCGCCCTGACTCTTTGTCATATCTGTATCTAGCCATTGTCTTTATCCCAATAAAGGCATACCCACATAATCACCGCGCTCACCGCAAGGATTAGGGTATGATCCATGTCGCTACCTCACTTCTCCCGTAGTCAATAGCTCTGCCGTATTCACGATCCGCTTATCCTCCAACTCCTGCTTTTTGAGCTGCGTATCTGCTAGTACCTGGCCTTCTTTAATGTCCAGCTCACGGCTTGCCTTAGCTGCCTCAAACTCTACCCGCTGCTGAGCTGACATCATATCGGCCTGAGCTTTAGCTACTTCGGTTTGTGCCTTTTGTGCCGTCATCTGAGCTGTTGCCGCGTCGGCCTGCGCCTTCTGTCCTGCCGTAGCCTGTTCAATCTGTAGCTTAAGCTGTTCAATTTGTGCATTAGACTGTGCAATAAACTGCTTAATCTGCGCTTCGAACTCATTAACGCCCGTTTCCCTGCTCTGAATCTGCATCTGGTACTCTTGCATCTGTTGCTGCATCTGGGCCATTTGCTGCTCTTGCTGTTGTTGGGCCTGTTGGGCTTGCATGGCTTGCTCTTGGCCTTGTTTGGCCTGTTCTAAGCCTTGCAAGAACGCCTGTTCTAGCTCCTCCTCAATCTTGCGACCTTCGCTCATGCTGCGTACTGTGTGCATGATGAGCGAGTGCATAGCCTGAGCGTAGGAAGGAGCCTTTTCGGCGGTTTGGAGGGCAAGTGTTAGGACTTGGCCCAACACGTTAAACATCTCGGTAGACTTGGCGAGATTAGTTCCGCTATTGCTTGCGAGGGTAGTCCCTGTCTCGATAGCTACCCGGAATAGCCTTTGCCCTTCATTTTTGAGCAACATCACGGCTTGCTGAGCGTTCGGATCGTTCATGTCCCCGCCGCTATCCCGTATCATAGATTGTGGGCTGAACACGTCGCATATCACATCATACATGCAGCCGTATGCCTGCTTGAAGAATATAGCCACCTTCTTAACGATTCGCTCTGTCCTTGTGTCTCCGTGGTCGCTGATCATCTGGTTAGTGGCTGCCGCGTTCATCGGGTCTGCAATACCTCGCATCAAATCCGTAATGCCGCATAGCTCCCAGTAGCTGTTCAGCTCCTCTTGAATCTGTTGGCTCATCGTCTGGGCTGCCTTGATGTACTCCTCAACTGGGCTGTATGCTACGTTGCCCTGGAATCCGCCTTTATTGACGAATTGGATCCAGTTCTCAAGCACCTGCCCTATTGGTTCGTTAGCATTCCATAGTTTCTTAAGCTCGTCGCCAAACTCGCCGTTTAATAGGGCTTTCGGCATAGCCTTACGGACTAGAGCTCTCTGAGTCTTCTTACTGGCCTGTATGGTCTCCTCGCTCGTAGCCGTATACACATGGTTAGGTATCGGCCATAGGGTATCCGTGCCAGTCGTGCCAAGTAGGGGGCGAGGGCAAGGGAAGAAGCCACGGAAGCGCACCGGGTCTAACGGTCGCTTGGTGGTCAACATCACGTCAAACTCATCGCCTGAGAAGAAGTACACCGACCGACTACGCTTGCACCACACCTCCCATATAGCGGTAGTCTGCAAGTCGTCCTTGCCCATGAGGTTCATCACGCCGATGGTCTCGCCGTCACGGTTACCGGTCTTGAAAGTCATTTTGTCGATCTGCTCACCGCTGACCTTGAACCGCTCTTTGATGTCCTCGCCAGTCAGGAATATGCGACGTGCTACCCATTCAACATCTGACCAGCTGCGAACGTCTGGAAAGAGGAAGTCATCATAGTGCACGCTATCAAACCGCACCGCCTCACGCGCTACCTCTGTTTGCCCTGTTGGGTCTACGCTTATCGTTGGCTCGTAGCGTACCCATAGCTGGCCTAGGCCGGTAATAAGGTAGCTCTTAACCACCTCCTCAAAGATGTACTCGCAATCTTGCCCTTCTACCTGCAATTCCATCAAAGCCTCGGAGATAAAGCAAGCCTTGGCATCAATGGGATTACTTGCTGCTCCTGTTCTACGGGTTCTCGGAGTAGGGATGTTTGAGAATATATACGGTAGCTTCGTTTCTATCGTAGACCAGAATATAGCGTAGTCCCTGCTGTCGCCTGACTTCCTCGCGCCTTCCTTGGCTCCCGCATCGTAGGCGCTCCATGCCTTTTTGGCTTGCAGTAGGAAGCGTTCGCGGTTAGGGCTTTTATATGCCGCCGTTAATTCGGTTGCCCATTCCTTGTTTTCGTGCTCTGTACTACTCATATTGCCCTTCTATGCTTCTGTGTAAATCGTTGTAGTTATAGTCACCAAACCCTCTAATGGGTTTAATCTTGACTGGCTCGCGTTTGATGTATGGTCGGCTCATGCACCCGTAACGAAGGGCATCCGCTAAATGGTCTTGACCGGTAGTGTCGAGGTCCTCAGGGTGTAGTTTGTCGTGTTGTAGTAGGGGTAACTCTGCAATCAGCTCTTTGCATGTGCTAAATATAAGTAGCATTCCCGCTTTGAGGCGTTGCCGAATCTGCATCCAACCAGGCAATCTCTCATTGTCGCCGGGCGATAGGGCTATACCGCGACCACGAAAGACTTCCGCAAGCGATGGGCCTTTGACAATTTGACTTTGTTTGGCGAACATCGAAGGGTCGCACACTGAATATGCGATAGTCTCGGCTGTCATGCTCTCAACTGTTAGCGCGAACTCTTCCGCCGTCATCCCTGCCCGTTGTAGCTCTCGGTATACCACTAGAGCCCCGTCTGGTATGCCGTCAAGACTGCCATCTGAAACTGCAATCCACAAACAGGTACTAGGAGCATGGAATCCCCAATCCATAGCCCTGAATCGCATCCAATGAGCGGGAAGGGGAACCGGAGCTATGACATTAGTCGCTCCAAACTCGCTGAAGTATGAACCTAGCACCACGTTCCAATCACCTTCGAGCCATGCCTTAACGAGTTCAGCACTCCCGATAGACTCGAGGTTTTTGACATAGCGGGGATCTGCGTCCATTAGAATTTGATTGTCTTGCACACGAGAGGGAATGAATAGCCGCTGAAAGTCGCCGTCGTTAATGACTTCATAGCCGCCTGGGCTAGGGTCGATGAAAAGCTTTTTAACCCACTGGTGACCTGGACCGCCGGGGTTGCCTGATAGCCTCACGCGCTTAGTTGGTAGCTCACACTCTGCCCAACGGTTAATCGCGAGTAGCTGCCGGAACACCTGCTCATCCTTCTGATTCGTAATCTCATCGAAGCCTACCCATCCATATTGATGACCCTGATACTTGCTGACATCTGACACATTTTCAGCATGTCGCATCTTGAGAATCGCCCCGTTGGGCCATTGAAACTGGCGCTTACCTTCCAGCCATTCAGCATCTTGAAACATGCTCTTACCGCGCTGAATGAGCCCTTCAAGCTCTGGATAGGTCCGCCGAAACATAATGCCTTGCCAGTTGCGCCCATACTCGTAGACGTCCTGATAGTAGTCGCCTAGTAGGTAATCCGATTTACCACCACCACGAGCCCCACCAAAAAGTAATACGTGTACATGAGTCGCATATAAGGCGACCGCCTGTGGACCTTCCTGAGGCTCCCATGCTATGACTATTTCGCTGCTTTCAGTTTCGATTTTGCTTTCTGTTCCTCTGCAAACTTAACCCATTCTTCGTGTGACATGCTACGACTACGGCCTACACCGGCGACTATTTTGTCAATCGTGGAAGGCGTTAATTCTAGCGCATCCCGCTCTTTCCAACCTGCTTGGCATTTTAAGTAGAATAAGATACATGGGACGTTTCCCTTTTTTATATTGCTAAATAAGGAGTTAGTGACTAGGGCTAGAGCTTCATCTTTCCCCTTTCTCAATTCTTCACTATAGTGCTTTTCGAGCGTAGGCCGAGACATGTCCATTATGTTGGCAATCTGTACATTGTTAAGACCGTACCCTGATAGAGTCTTAACCTTCTGTCGCTGCTCTGGTGTTGGGGTTTTTGGCTTAGGCGGCATTAAGCATCTCGCTCGTTATGTCTTCGCCGTTAATCTTGCAAGTGAAGGGTTTGTCCTTGCCCTTACAAAACTTTAGGTACCTAATTATTATTCCTTGGGCGTAGCTTGGCGACAATTCACACCCGCACGCTATCCGCCCCGTCTCCTCGGCTGCTATTATCGTGGTGCCCGACCCTAGAAACATATCAAAAACCAGATCCCCACGAACGGAGCTGTTTAGAATAGCCTCTGCGAATAGGGGGACTGGCTTCATAGTCGGGTGCTGCTCTGACTTCTTTGGTCGCGCAAACTCCCAAACGGTCGTCTTAGTCCTATCCATCACAGGCTTGTGCGCAGCACCAGGCATCCAGCCGTACAAGATAGGTTCGTGCTTATAGTGATAGTCAGATCTCCCCATCACCATGCTATCTTTTAGCCATATTAGAGTTTGACGAAGAATGCCAAGCTCGCCCAGCACGGACTGAAAGATTTCATTCAGCGGCCCCGGCGGGGCCGCCATGTACACAGACGCGCCCTTCGTCCCGTACCTTACCGCCACCTGCATTCGCTCTTGGAGAAATATCTTTAGTTCGTCAGCCTCGAGATCGTCGTTCTCTATAACCAAAGCATCCTGCGTCTTCCCTACATAACTGACGCCATAGGGAGGATCGGTCACCATAAGATCCCAGTATCCACCTCCCATCCCGAACAGCCATTCTGGTGCGTCGATAACATCGCCACAAAAGACGCGATGGCTTCCGATCTCTATTTGGTCTCCAACCTTAACAAAGAGCGACTCTTCCTGAGCTGGGTCGAAGTCTTCAGAGCTTTCTATCTCTTCGATGTCCGCTTCTTCTTGAAATAATTCAAGCCCCCACCCCTCCAAGTCAAACCCGTCTATCTGAAGCTCTTCAAGCTCAATGTTGAGCGCCTCAAAGTCATACTCCGCCTGGTCGGATAACTTGTTATCGAGTATGCGATACTCCCGCGCTTGCTGCTCTGTGAGGGTAGCCGTTAGTACCGGAACAGTCTTCAACCCGAGCTGTTTAGCTGCCTCTAACCTTGCATGGCCTACGATTATCACGCCCTCTTTGTCGCACACGATAGGCTGATTAAAACCGTATTCCTTGATGCTACGGGCTATCCTGTCCACCTGCGTTGAGCTGTGGGTTTTGTTGTTGCGATGGTAGGGGACTATCAATTCGATGGGGGTTTCTGTTGTTTTCATTCTACCCCATCATCGATACTTTCCACATCCTTCCCTAACGCTACTTGAAGCCCTTCCGCGTACTCCCGAACCTTGTCTTGTAGCTTCGTGATCTCCTTGCCGACCCAACTTTTTAGCCACTCCTCAGCCTCCTTGCGACTCGTAAAAGGATCGCCGTCTGGGGCTCTCCCGTAAGCGTCCTCGATGAGCCCGATTGAGTTGGAGTGTGGTAGCCGAAGGAGCACCGGAACATCCTCGATTGTGACTTTTTTAAGGTCCGTGTGTTCAACGTCTTTGGCTAGTCCACTGATATAAGTAAGTATGATTGGGGTTCTCATTGCTCCACCATTTCTTTTAAAACGAGCTTGTCCACTGAGCCGTTAATATATTGTTCTATACACTGCCTTGCGCTGTCCCAACCCCACGCGATGACACAAGCATAATTTTGTATTGTTAGCCGTTCGAGCCATTCGTTTTGTAGTGCTGACGCCTTGCCGTTGCCTGCTTTTAGCTCGAGCCAGAGCCCGTGATACTTGCCCACTGGAATGGCTATAAAGTAGTCCGGTACTCCCGGTTTCAAGCCTTGATTTTTGAGTTGATTGACCGATCGGCCGTTGGATTTCATGCCGTTCGGGATGTGCAGCATGTGGTCCCAAACTTGTGGGTGCCGTAGGGCCATGTACTTGCAAAGGGCTGCTGCTTCTTCCGCCTCTGACATATAAATCGTGGTAGGTAGTCGGTGGTACAGCTAATTCGGATAAAGACAAGCTCGCGCTCCCTCCCATCCTCCCTATAATGTACCACAATTTTGCTGGGTCAAAAAGCCCCATTTGTGGGTCAAAGTGACTCACCGGTAACTTTTTAAAAAAAAGATCTAAAAAGTACTTGTATGCGTATTACACGTGTAGTACAGTTAAGGAGTAGCAAGTGAGCTGCCGACATAACAAGGATTAACATGACACACACAATCACAATCAAATGGGGCACGCCTGGGGCAAAGTCTGAGCTAGTTGTTGATGCTGCGCCTCTATCTGGCTCGGACAAGCAAGTAGAGTGGGCGGAGGATATCCGAGCTAAGCAACTGGGTTGCTCTACGTTGTATTTGAGCAAATTAGGAGCGAGGGTAGGCACTGACGCTGACACAATATCCCCTCTTGTCCGCAAGCTAGCCCTACGCACTGACGCTAAGTTTTGGATCGATAACCGTGGCGCCTCGATACAAGATCTACTCAAGGGAGAGAGGTAATATGCGAGTAGCAAAAGGTTACGTTAAGCGCCTCCCGCCCGCCAGCTTTCGGTTTCCGCCGGAGCTGGTCGAGGCTTTGGCAACGGAAGAAAAGCGCACGGGAGAGACCCGCACGCAGATCGTAGAACGACTATTGACTAAAGGATTGACGATGGAAAAGACACCAGACAACACGATTACGCCGGAAGAAATTAGCACTCCCGATGATGCAAAAGAAACGGGCGGTGACATCGTAAGTCTTTTAGAAGATCTAGCTGAAGGAGCTGGATAGGATAAGGATTCTATTGCCGTATTTGATTAACCCCGTCCCGGTTTTTTCTCCCCTCCCCCATCCCTTCTTAGGCCTACTAGGCCTCATTTGACCTAGCTTTGACCTAATTGGACAGGGCAGGGGAGTGGCTAACTAGCTGAAACTACTACCCTGCGTTAAAACTGGCACATATCACCCCTCTTTTCACGCTCTCCGCTGCTACTCCGATCAGAATGACGGTGATATACTCCGGTGATGCCCAGTCGCTAAAGTTGTCGTCTGGCTCAAAGTGTAATTCCCTCGGCTGAATAACCCTTGCGTCCTCCTCCGACTCTGCCGCGACAACACACGAGTCGTAAGTATCGTAGCCCGTGTTTATCTCCTGTTTTAGCAAATATAAATTCATCTCACCCCCCCCCTAAAAAGGTATATCGTC